TTCGAGGGGCAGGAGTGGATTGCCGGTTTCGACTTAGCGCGCAAGCTCGACATGAACTCAAGGGCCAGGCTGTTCTGGCGCGTTATTGATGGGAAGAACCACTACTACAGCATTGCGCCGAAGTTCTGGGTTCCATATGACACCGCCTTCAACACCGATAACAAGCGAATGGCTGAGCGCTTCCAGGCCTGGATTCACTCCAAGCATCTGGATGTAACCGATGGTGCGGAGGTCGACTACCGCGAGATCCTTGAGGACACCAAGGAGGCGAACCACCAAGCCCCGGTCCGTGAGTGTCCGATTGACCCTCATGGCGCGACGGGCCTGAGCCATGACCTTGATGACCAAGGTTTCAATCCGGTCACGATCACGCAGAACTACACCAACATGTCGGATCCGATGAAAGAGCTCGAGGCCGCGATAGAGGCGGGCCGGTTCCATCACGACGGCAACCCGATCATGACCTGGTGCGTCGGCAACGTGATCGGCAGGAACCTGCCGGGCAACGACGATGTCGTGCGGCCTATCAAGCAGGGCGATGACAACAAGATCGACGGCGCCGTTGCGCTGATCATGGCCATAGGTCGGGTGCTGGCCAATGCGGGCGAGCCTGATACGAGTGGCTTCTACGAAAATCCAATTATGGTAGGCATTTAATGGCGCGCGAAAAGAAGCCTGGACGGGTCAGGTCGGCCCTGCAAAGCTGGCTCGGCGTGCCCGTAGGCCTGAACGATAAGGCGTTCTGGCAAGAATGGTTCGGGACCTCCGCGAGCGGCCAGGTTGTCACGGTCGACAAGGCGCTGCAGCTATCGGCTGTGTGGTCATGCGTTCGGTTGCTGTCGGAGACAGTTTCCACTCTGCCTCTACGGTTGTATGAGCGCGGCGCTGACGGCGGGCGTATCGCCGCCACGAGCCACCCGCTCTACGACATCCTCACGAAACGTCCGAACGCAGAAATGACTCCGGGTCGCTTCATGCTTATGGTGGTGGCCAGCATCTGCCTGCGCGGGAACGCCTTCGTCGAGAAGAAGCGCATAGGTACGCGGATCGTTGCGCTGAACCCGTTGCTCCCGCAGCTCATGACCGTCAAGCGCTTGGATAGCGGTCGCCTGGAATACAAGTACACGCAGGACGGAAGGCCTAGGGTTATCTCCGAGGATGACCTGATGCACATCCGCGGCTTCGGCTTAGATGGTGTCTGCGGCATGCTGCCGGTGTCCACGGGCAAAGAGATCTTTGGGGCTGCGATTTCAGCCGAAGAGGCGGCCGCCAAGGTTTTCGCCCAGGGCATGCAGGCATCGGGGATATTGAGCAGCGACACCGCTCTCAAGCCCGAGCAGCGCGAGCAGCTTCGAGCCAGCCTGCAGGCTTTCATGGGCTCTAAGAACGCCGGCAAGATCATGGTGGCCGAGGCAGGGTTAAAGTACCAGGGCATCACCATGGATCCCGAGGCGGCTCAGATGCTTGAGTCTCGAGCCTATGGAATTGAGGAGGTTTGCCGATGGTTTCGGGTGCCCCCGTTCATGGTCGGGCATATGGACAAGCAGAGCAGCTGGGCATCCAGCGTTGAGGGCCAGAACCTGCAGTTCCTCACCAACTGCCTCCGGCCCCTGCTGGAAAACATTGAGCAGGAAATCGGCCGATGCCTGCTGGACCGTGATGATCGCTATTTCGCCGAGTTCGCCGTCGAAGGCCTGCTCCGCGCTGACAGCCAAGGCCGGGCCAGCTATTACAACATCTGCTTGCAGAATGGCTGGATGAGCCGCAACGAGGTACGTCGGCTGGAGAACCTCCCGCCGATTCCCGGCGGCGACGTGTACACGGTGCAATCGAACCTGCTGCCAATCGAGCAGCTTGGACAGGGGGCGGATAGCGGCGAAAGGGTCAGGGCTGCACTGTCCGACTGGCTCAATCCAACTGAAAAAGGCCATTCCACCGGCAGCTCTGGAGAATAACCCATGACAATTCGTAGCCTTCCGGCAGCGCCGGTGGGTCGCCCGTGCGCGGGCGTTTCCTTTGATTTGATGCCACAGGCAATGGAGCGTTGGAACTCGACCATCCAGGCTGCTGATGGCGATGCCAAGAACACCATTTCCATGCTCGATGCGATCGGCTTCGATCCCTGGTCCGGTGAAGGCGTTACCGCCAAGCGGATCTCGGCCGCGCTGCGCAGCATGGACGGCGCTGACGTTACGGTGAACATGAACTCCCCAGGCGGGGACATGTTCGAGGGCCTGGCGATCTACAACATTCTCCGGGAGTACAAGGGCCACGTGACCGTGAAGGTGCTGGGCCTAGCCGCATCTGCGGCCTCAATCATCGCTATGGCCGCCGACGACCTACAGGTCGCACGTTCTGGCTTCCTGATGATCCACAACGGCTGGACCATCGCCGCCGGAAACCGCCACCAGTTCCGTGAAGTAGCCGACATGATGGAGCCGTTCGATGCGGCCATGGGCGATATCTACTCAGCCCGCACCGGCGGCGATCTCAAGGCTATGCAGGCCCTGATGGATGCCGAGACTTGGATCGGTGGATCCGCGGCGGTGGACCAGGGATTTGCCGATTCGCTGCTCGATTCCGATTCGATCAAGGAGGGTGGGAAGACTCAGGCAAGCCTGGTAGCCGCCCGAAAACTTGATCTGCTGCTTGCCAAGCAGGGCATGCCCCGCAGTGAGCGCCGATCCCTAATTCAAGAAATCAAGTCCGGCACGCCTTGCGCTGCTGGGCCCGGTACGCAAGACGCTGCCGGCCCGCTGGCCGATTTGGCCGAACCAATAGCCGATCTGGAACGGGCCCTCGCTCGATTCTCGGCAGCCTCTACCAAATAAAGGAACATCGTCATGTCCGAACAAGCACAACTGCTTGCGAAAATGAGCGCCGAGTTGGAAAAAGCTTCGAGCGATTTCAGCGCTAAGGCCGAGTCAGCACTGGGCGAAGCCAAGAAGGCCGGCGTACTGTCCGCCGAAACCAAGGCCGCCGTCGATGAGATGGCACTGAAATTCAACACCCTGACCGAAGCCGAGAAGCAGCTGAAGGCCCAACTCGGTGAGCTGGAGCAAGAATTCGCCCGAATTCCTACTCAGGCCGCCGCCGCTCTGAGCGAAACCCTTGGCGGCACCGTGATCAAAAGCGAAGCTCTGGCCGAGTTCGCAAAAAGCATTCAAGGAAACCGCCGCGTCAGCGTTCCGGTCAACGCCGCGTTGCTCAGCACCGGTGTTGCCCAGGGCGTAGTGGAGCCACAGCGCCTGCCAGGTATCGATGTGATGCCGAAGCAGCGACTGTTCATCCGTGATCTGATCGCGCCAGGTCGTACCACGTCCCCTGCGATCTTCTGGGTTCAACAGACCGGCTTTACCAACGCTGCCCGCGTTGTGGCTGAAAACACTGCCAAACCGTACAGCGATATCCAGTTCGGAACCAAGATCACGCCGGTCACCACGATCGCGCACATGTTCAAGGCCTCGAAGCAGATCCTGGACGACTTCGCCCAACTGCAATCTACCATCGACGCAGAAATGCGCTACGGCCTGAAATATGCCGAAGAGTCGGAGATCTTGTTCGGTGACGGCACTGGTGTGCACCTGCACGGCATCGTGCCGCAAGCTGAAGCTTATTCGGCAGCGTTCGAGCCTGATGCGATGACCCAAATCGACCAGCTGCGCCTGGCCATGTTGCAGTCGCAGCTGGCCCGCTTGCCGGCCAGCGGTCACGTGCTCCACTTCACCGACTGGGCGAAGATCGAACTCACCAAGGACACCCTGGGCCGCTACATCATCGGTAATCCGCTGAGCCTAGCCGGACCCACTCTGTGGGGCTTGCCAGTTGTCGCTACCGAACTGGCAGCGTTCCTGGGCAAGTTCCTGACCGGTGCCTTCCAAACTGGCGCACAGATCTTCGATCGCGAGGACGCCAACGTGGTGATCTCCACCGAGAACGCCGATGACTTCGAGAAGAACATGATCTCGATCCGTTGCGAGGAGCGTCTGGCGCTGGCTGTTAAGCGTCCGGAAGCGTTCATCTACGGCACCTTCGCCACTCCAACCCCTTGATATAGCGGGGCCGTCCAAGCGGCGGCCCTTCGGAGGTCGAAATGAAATTGAAGACCCTCAAGCCGTTGTATCTCGGCGGCAGAACTTTGGTTGAAGGCACCTCGTTTTTAACCAGTGAGCAGCACGGCCGGCAGCTACTGCAGAAAGGCTATGCCGAGCCAGACGACGGCAAGGATGAGGCCTTGGTTGACCTGACTGACACTGAATCCGAACCCGCCCCGATGACTTCCACCAGTGTGGGCGCAACTCAAAAGCCTGGACCCAAGGCAAAGACCACCGACAAGACAAAGGCTGATTGATCATGAGCGTGATCGACATCGAACTGGCCATGAAGCACCTGCTTGCGGAACCTGAGGACCAGGACCTGGTGCAGTCGCAATTGGACGGCGCCGAGGAGGCTGCTCAGCAGTTTCTGCAGCGCCGGTTCTTTGCCGATCAGGCCGCTGTGGATCTCGCAAAGTCCACCACTATTCAGCGTACCCAGGCGGCGCGCGCCACTTACCGCGCGGCGCTGGTAGTAGCTGACGACCCTGAAAACTTCGAAGACCGCTGCCGGCTGCGCGAGCGTGCGCGCCAGGCGCTGGCGGATGCCTTCGAAGTGATCGACATGGATGAGTTCGGGATTGTCATCAACAAGGGTATTGAGGCGGCGTGCCTTCTCAAGCTTGGGCACCTGTTCGCGAACCGTGAGGAGGTGGTGACGGGCACCATTGCCACAGAGCTACCACTGACAAGCAAGGCCCTGTTGATGCCGTACCGTATCCGGATGGGTGTGTAATGCGCGCCGGTCGGTTGCGGCACCGCATCGATATCCAGAGGCCGGTGGTGGAGCGCGACCCAGAAGACAACACCGAACTTCCGGTGAGATGGGAAACCGTCTGGGAGCGTTGCCCGGCGTCGGTTGAGCCTTTGAGCGCGAGGGAGTTCTTGGCGGCGCAGGCGACTCAGTCTGAGGTGACAGCCAAAATTGTTGTTCGGTACCGCGCGGGATTGCTGCCCACGATGCGTATCGTCCACCGCGGTGAGGTTTACAACATTGCCGGCTCACTGCCGGACAACGTTTCAGGTCTTGAGTATTTGACGCTGCCGGTCAGCAAGGGCGTGAACGATGGTCGATGAAGTCAAGTTCAGTTTGATCGGCATCGACAGTCTGCTCGGAAAGCTGGCCACCGTGAACGATGAGGTCAAGCGCAAGACCGGTCGCACCGCGCTTCGGCGGGCTGCAGAGATGGTCGCCAGGAACTTCAAAGAAGGCGCCAGGCGCTGGGATGACCCGGACACAGGGCGTTCCATTGCCGACAACATCGTGCTGCGCTGGAACGGCCGACTATTCCGTCGTACTGGTGACCTGGGCTTTCGTGTTGGCGTGCTGCACGGCGCTGTGCTTGTCAAGAACGGCAGCACCGATAAAAGCGCACCGACACCGCATTGGCGTCTGCTTGAGTTCGGTACCGAGCATATCGCTGCCGACCCCGTAGCCCGCCCAGCCCTGGAAGATCATATCGGCGAAGTCACAAATGAGTTCGCCACTCAGTTCGAGAAAGGTCTCGACCGAGCAATACGTCGGGACCAGAAGTCCAGGAGCAGCTGATGTTCGCACCAATCAACGCCGTGTGCGCCCTGGACGCTGGGGTGATCGCAGTGCTTGGATCAGCGCCGCAGCGTCTCTATCCGTTCGGCGATGCGCCACAGGATGGGCACAAGCCTTATGCGGTCTGGCAGACCATCGGTGGTGATCCCGAGAACTACCTGGCCGGCCGCCCAGACATCGACGGCTACACGCTGCAGGTCGATGTGTACGCTACGACGGGAAAGGACGCCCGAGCC